GTGTGTGGCATCTTTGCCCGTGTAATCTTGCCAGCGCTTGACGATGACGTCCACGTATTGAGGCGAAAGCTCCATGCCGTAGCACTTGCGCCCGGTTTCTTCGGCTGCGATTAGCGTCGAGCCGCTACCGAGAAATAAATCAAGCAGTGATCCGTTGCTAGGACAAAGATTTTCAATGTAATGACCCGCAAACTTCACACTAAAAACAGCGCCATGAATCGCGCTATCATGTCCTGACGCTGTAGCACACTCAAACACATTAGAAAACCGGCCTCGCTCGAAGTTTGCGGTCTTTATTGCCCTGTTTGGCAAATCCGAAGAATCAAAAACAAAGACAAATTCAAAAGCTGACGTGCAGACCCTTGGAGCCATGGCTGGCTGTGGGTTTGACTTTACCCAAACCAAGCAATCAACAAGATGTATCGAATGATCATTCACCCACTTTATCAAATCAACCTTGTTGCCTGAGACCATTTGCACATTTATGGCCTGAACCTGTGCAAAATTTAAAGCGTTGATCATAAACTTAGACATGATTCTAGACCATTCGCCCACGTCTGAATCTGAAAAACTGCCGTAAGCGGTAGACGCTCCGGACCTCTGCCCGTTTCTAAGCGCAACCGACTTTCCAAGATTGTACGGTGGCGAAGTAAAACAAAGATCCGCCCGCTCGCCATTCATAAGTCGCGCCACGTCCTCCGCGCTGGTAGAATCGCCGCATAAAACCCGATGCTCGCCAAGTATCCACAAATCGCCGCGCTTGCTTGTCGGTATGTCTTCGACCTCTGGCACTGCGTCGGCGTCGCCCGTTGGTTCGTCGTCTTGATCATCGATGCTGCCGAAATCTATTTCGGGCAATTCGTCGTCAAACCAAAATTCGCCGAGGTCCAATTCTTCACCAATCTTTTCGAGTGCTTCCATATCCCACTCTAAACCAACCTCTGCGACTCGGTTGTCTGCAATCGCCAACCCTCGCCCCTGCGGGCTGTCGAGGTCCAGGTCGGTACGCTTAACGATAACGACCTTTGAGCCGTCAGTCTCAATCATCACGGCATCCTCTAAACCGATAGCGCCGGCGGCTTCGATTGTCTTGTTGCCTGCAATGATGCGCCCCGCCTTATCGACGAGCACCGAGCGCCCTGCGCCGTACTCTCGGAGCGACTTCTCAAGCATACCCGAGCCGCGTTGCGTGCCCTTGTTTGCGTTGATATCGTCGGGCGTTAGTTCGGAAAGTTTGACCTTTTTCATAGTGTCCCTTCGTGACGGTTGCACGGTTGCGGCGATTATGAGCATAATGCAACCCCGATGCAACCCCTAAAAACAGAGGGCGAAACATGAAAACACGTAAACGGTCTGCAACCCCCGAAGAGAAAAAGCGAGCCTTCGAGCTATTGTCTGACGGCTGGAGCATTCCGCAACTTGAGAAAGAACTCGGCATCAATCGCGGCACGCTCTCACGGTGGCGAAGAACGACCGAGTTTGCGCTATTCCATGCAAACCGCACCACCGGCGCGGCTGCTAAACCTGTCGCGGTTGTCGAGTATCAAAAGCCGGTAGACGTGCAGCAAACGAAAGTTCTCGAATCCAAATCAAGCGGCGACCTAGATTCAACCGAAGCTCGCGGCAAGTTCCTTCAGGCTGTCGGCGTCGGCGGTCTTGCCTGGGCTCAAGATTATAGCGGAGCCAATGACGAGCAGGTCGCTCGGTTCATTCGTGATCTCGATATTCGCAAGGCGCACGCCAAGCCGAGAATCATGGCACTGACTTCGATGCTCAAAATGGCAACGAGTGAAGACGTGCCGCACGCCGTAAGGGTCAAGGCTCTAACCGATTGGTGGCGTCTGGCTGACAACAATCTAAACGGCGGAACGCCCATGATTAACATCAACGCACGCAATACGACCGACGAAGCGCCAAAGGTCGCGGAGTTCTTAGCCGATAAGATACGCGAAGAACTAGCCGAAGCCGTCAACGTCGATTTAATGGCATCAGTGCGGGAAGAAATCGAATAGATGGATATACTAGAGCAATGGAATCCAAACGCGGCACAAACGAAGTTTCTCGCGCTCTGGTGGTCTAAAAAATACCCCATCGTCTCGATGGTCGGCGGCTGGGGTGTCGGTAAAACTCGACTCGTCGCTATGCTATGCCATGCAAGCCACCACGACGACCCCGGAATAAATGGCTGCTACGTCACTGACTCAATGGGTCGAGGCGCTCGAACTGTAGCGCGTGAGCTTGCCGAGTTGCTAGAGCCGCTCGGGTGGCAGTATCGAAACGCCTACAAGGGTCAACCGTCGCCGCACTGGATAAGCCCGGAGCGACACGGAAAGCAAACCATCGTGTGGGCGCTATCGTGGAAGCGTCCCGCCGGTAAAGCGTTGGCGGCTAACTCGTTAGAGGGTCCAGATCTTGGTTTCGCTATTCTTGACGAGGCGCAACTCGTAAACAGCGAAGTCGGCACCGCTATGGCTGGACGTGTCCGTTCCGGTAACCCTGGGCGAATCGCTCTGCTCGGCAAACCTACTTACTCGCCGTGGTGGACCAAGTTCGCCGATGACCGTGGCGGCGTCGGGTTTTCGTGCCCGAGTAAAGCCAACAAAAAGAACCTCCCCAATTATGACGCCTGGGAAGCTACACTCTCACACCGCGAGGTCTTGGAAAATCTGTACTGCATTCCGCAAGCCCCTATCGGCGCGGTCTTCGATATGTGGAGCCCGGACCCCTACCCGTCAGGCAATATAACCCCGCCCGACTGGAAGCCCGAACCGTGGATGCGTACCATGGTCACAATGGACTTCGGTGTACGCTCTCCATCCGCCTTGGTTATAAGCCATGACCCGCGCATCGGCGAGCATGGTGCCGATGTGATATGGAGCGAGGCGAACCCCGACCGCGCCAGCGTCTTCGACTTGTGTGCCATGCTGCGCAAAGGGTACCCGACATTTAACATTCCCGGCATTCATCCAAGCTACCGAAAGCACGACCAGCCGCTCGGAACGATACCAGTACAAGCCGCCTATGGCGACCGCGCCGGGCGTAACATGCGAGACGATGCGAATATGACTAGTGCCATGAGCGACGTGCTAACCGCGCCGGACGTCGGCGGGCTCGGGCTTAAAGTGCGGTTTACTGACGAGCCGGGAAGGGTAGACGTTAACGCAGGCATTCGACTACTCTGGCGGCTAATACAAAACAACTCGGGCGAGCGTCGCCTCTTGTGCTCTCATGACCTCTGGAACTACGGCACGCAAGCCGGCGGGCGTAGCTTTGCGAAATCTATCACGGGCTACAGTTGGCAAGGCGGCTCGAAGGACGTACCAAAGAAAGACGGTGTTAATGACCACGCCTGCGACGCGCTGCGATACTGGGCGATAAACACCCGATGGGAAGGCTCCGAGGTTGTGCGGACTGCACGCGGAGCGTTTAAGCACACACGAGACACCGAGAAAGCGCCGCGTGTGGCGTTTAAGCCGGGCGACCTACGTTAGGCTACCGGATTATGCGCTCTCGCCCTTAAAACGCCCTTATTCGCCTTCGATAGCTTTTCGTTGCCCTGGTACGCGTTCACGTTATAGCTCACCGGTAGCGACATCGGGCCTTTGATTGTGCCCGGTGGCGTGCTGCCCCACTTCTTCATCATTGCCTTGGTTGGGTTCGTAGATGCTGACATCATGCGCACCTAACCGCGAGCAGGTCGCCGTCAAATCGCCACACCCGATTTCGACAATTCGACACCGCGCCCGCGCCCTCTATGCTGAAACCGTTTGCCTCGAACCAGCGCCGGCGAAGTTCCGCGCTCGTAAATCTTGCCCAGTTTAGATTACTCATAAGACCTCCATCCGAGGCTAAGTGCCCCGATGCCTTAGTTTATCAATTAAACCTCTTTAGTTCAAATTCATCAAACATTCGAGCAACTTATCAAGCTGCTTTAGGTCCATCTTTTCGAGCCGCTTGTTTATCTGCTCCGTCAAATCCTCGTGCTCAGACTGGCAATCCTCGCACCCGCCTTCGTGAGCGTAATACCTGGTCCCGTGGTCCGGGCATGTGGTCAAGGTGTGACCCGTTACATGTTGGTCGTGGTTTGTCATGGTTTCTCCGTTGAAATGCCGCCCCGTAGGGCGGCGGGTTTTGGTTATCGTGCGCTCTTTGCTGCACTTGCTCGCTCTTTCAATAAGACCTCAAGCTCCTCGCGCATGTACTTTCTTTCGATATCGTGAACGCCATTATAGCCCCACGGCTTGCTGTCTTCACGAGGCTCTAACGCCTCCTTGAGTCCCTCAATCTGCTGGTCAAGGTCTTTCAAGTAAGAGCCGCGGTCATCATCAATAGGGTTTAAAAGGTTATCAATGTCACTGTCAGTCATTTCTGTGATGTCGATTAAGTTGCTCATTTTGTTTTCTCCGCTGTTTGCTTGTTTCCCTTACCTGTTC